CGCACCCGACTTGGGTGCGCCCACGCAGTGCAACGACACCTCTCCCCGAAGGGGGAGATGACCCGCAAGGGTATCCAAAGGAGTTTCTATTGCCTTTCACGCAAAAGCCAACCACTAAAAGAAGGACTGTGGAGTTTGCTTTTCCACCGTCCAGTGCGCTCATTGTCAAGACCTTGCCCTTCGGGGCAGGGACTGTCACTGAGCGTCCAATTAGTGCTGGCCCAATCGTGAAAGGGAAACAGGAGACTGTTTCGGAAGGCCATCCCTGGCGTTCCCGTTCGAAGGGAAACGTGCAGGACATTGGGGGTTCCTTCTTCACTACGAGACAATATGTGCATAACTCTTCCTTACGGAAGTGTCATGCGCAGGTCTCTATAAATGAAGGAGGAGGCGCATTTACCACGGTAGACTACCATGGTTTGCTAACTCCCTTTAGTATCTCGACATCGGTTCCTTGGCCACCTTCTATCCATAGTAGCATCGCTACTTTGGATCAGTTGGGGGCCACGGCCGTTGCGAGATGCAAGCCTACCAATTCAGCCGCTGATCTCGGGACTGCTCTAGGTGAGATTTACAAAGAGGGGCTTCCGCACCTCGTTGGAAGTCAAACCTGGAAGAGTCGTACCCTGTCCGCCAAAAATGCTGGCAGTGAGTACCTGAATGTACAATTCGGATGGCGACCAATCGTTAACGAAGTTCGATCTCTCGTTAGCGCGATTGGCAAAGCGCAAAAACTGTTGACACAGTATGAGCGCGATGCCGGTCGGGTTGTCCGCCGATCGTACACTTTCCCAATAGAACGAACCACATCTGTACAAGAGGGACTTTCCAGTCTAACCCGCACCGCGGGTATAGACCAGAATTACCTCCAACAGATTAACGGTTCTGGGAGTTATGACGCTATTACAGAGACTTACCGAAGGACCTGGTTTTCAGGGGCTTTCACTTATGCTCTTCCTAAGGGCTATCATGCCCGAAAGGAATTGGATAGGTTGAGCCTCCTAGCCCATGAAATACTTGGGCTAGAACTAGATCCTGAGGTGCTCTGGAACGTCGCTCCCTGGAGCTGGGCTGTTGATTGGTTCAGCAACACTGGTGATGTCATTTCTAACATCAGTGATGCTGCCAACAATGGTCTGGTTATGCGATATGGTTACATAATGGAACATACCATTAATAAAGTAACCTATGTCGCGCGAACGACTAGTCTTCGAGACAAGTCGCCTAGCGCGATCCCCCCTCCGCTTGTTCTCATCACTGAGACAAAGCAGAGACGGGGCGCTAACCCCTTTGGTTTTGGACTTTCATGGGATGGTTTGTCACCATTCCAACTGTCCATAGCTGCTGCGCTCGGTATCTCCCGGCGTTAGTCGGCTAGTTATTACACTAGCGTTAAACACCATGCGGAGTATCGAAAGATGCTGTCGCATGCAACAAAAAGGAGTGCGTCTATATGGCGTTTACAGACCCACAGTCCGTTACGATTTCTGCAGTCACAACGAGTCTCCCCAGAGTCGAATCTGGGAAGAATCAAAGTGTCTACAAGAGCGCTGACGGGCTGATTGGACTCTCGGCAAGTTCCGCCTATGGAAAGCGGACGCGTCGAGTCGTGCGTCTCGACCATTCGAAGATCGCCGCAGATCCGTATACCGCGGTCAACAGGAAGTTCTCGATGTCAAATTACATCGTGTTCGACCTGCCAGACCTTGGTTACACGAATACTGAGGCTCTCGCAGTATATACAGGATTCAAGACCCTGTTTACTGCGTCTTCGGACGCCCTCATCACCAAGCTCCTTGGTGGTGAGAGCTAGACAATGACGACGGATGAACAGTCTCCCTCACCGGATGAGAATCCGGATCAAGATAGTCTGTTCGTTGATGATCAGGTCCCTCCTTCGCAGGAGGTACTTGATCGTTACCGTTCGTTCATCGACCGCGAGGTCGATGGACAGCTTGACAACCTACTATTTATCGCGAAAATAACTGCGATAATGTGTTGGTTTGTCTTGGTCATTGCAATGGTCGGCCTAGTGGTGATCATCATGATGGACTACATGTCCTAGTCCTTAGGACCCATCTGATGCACTAGGTGTACCCTGCCAGTAGACTAGCAATGCCGACCCCCTATCAGGAGGGCAGCATGAAAAGGCTACTGACACTCTGGAGTACCTTGGCCTCCGAGGAGGCTAAGGGCTGTTGCACTAGCGCCCATATGGACATTAAGACCGTCCATATGCGGTTCAAACATGAGGGGCTATCGTTTTTGGCGATAACCCTGGCTGACTTCGGTAAGGACTTCGAGAGAAGTCTTGACCGCGGTCATGTCGCTCCCTCTGCGTTCAAGTCCTGGCGGACTGAACGTCACATGTGTCTCCCCCGATTTCTTAGGGGTTTCACGGAGCTTGTGTTTGAGCCGGCTAGCGGTGTGTTACTGGAAGAACCATCGATTGATGCGATTCGAGCTATTCGTCAACTGACGTTGATGTTTAGCAAGATGGAGGTTCCCTGCAGTGATGCAAGGAACCAAGCAGCTTTCGACGATTACGTCCAGTGTGAGAAGGATGTCCGTGAGTTGGATCTGTCTGATCTCTCCATTGAGTTGGAAGATTTCAAACGGATCAGCAACTTGCTTTTTGCACGAGTTTTCAACCGACTGAATAGTGATATTCATCTCGGTCGAATCGTGCCGAAGCACGGTCCAGGGTCTACCGCTGATCGTCTGATTGGTAATCAGAAGTTCAAGCAGACCGAATGGACTGCACGTCTGCAGGAGGTGTTCCCGGTCTGGGAACACCTTATCCCAAACTTCCGGTTCTCGGAAGATTTGGAGCAGATAGACATCCTCGAACCCGGTTCTGAGAGACCCGCCAGGGTCATCACAGTACCTAAGACGCTGAAGACACCACGTATAATAGCTATGGAACCCACTGCTATGCAATACATACAGCAGGGGATCCAGAAGCCGTTATACAAGTACGTTGAGAGAAATCGACTCCTCTCACGTACAATCGGATTCATAGATCAGACTCCTAACCAGAGACTGGCTTGTCAAGGGTCCAGAGATGGATCTTTGGCCACACTTGATCTAAGTGAGGCATCCGATCGGTTGTCGAAGGAGCTCGTCTACGCCATGCTCGAACAACACCCTGAATTACTTAAGGGCGTTGATGCGTGTAGGAGTAGATGGGCGACCGTGCCTGGCTATGAGGAACCCATTCCTCTGGCCAAGTTTGCGTCTATGGGTTCAGCTCTGTGCTTTCCCTTCGAAGCGATGGCTTTCCTAGCCCTCGTCTTCTTGGGGATTGAACGTGAGCTTAACACCCGTTTTACTCGATATGAGCAGATCATCGCTCATTCGAGAGGGGTGCGTGTCTACGGGGACGACATCATTATCCCCACGGACTACGTGCACTCGGTGATCATCGCACTTGAGACCTTCGGGTTGAAAGTCAACGATGCCAAGTCTTTCTGGACCGGTAGGTTCAGAGAGTCTTGCGGCCGGGAGTATTTCGATGGCCATGACGTTAGTATTGTCAAGGTCAGAGATCTATTCCCGGAGTCCCGAGCAGACGCTAACAGGGTTAGTTCACTTGTTTCCCTTAGGAACCAGCTATACTTCGCTGGCCTTTGGGAATCTGTGAACTATCTCGACGGTTTGATCCGGAAGGTACTTCGGTATTTTCCGGTAGTCGAGCCGACGTCTCCTGTGCTAGGTCGACATAGCTTCCTGCAATACCAGGCAGAGAGTTATGACGAAGACACCCAGAGTCCCCTTGTCCGGGGATTCGTTGTGTCTGCCAGGCTACCAACCAATGGGTTGGATGGTTCTGGCGCCTTGCTCAAATATCTCATCAAACAAGGCAGTTTGCCAGCTGCCGATGGGCATTTGGAGCGTTCTGGACGCCCCGTAGCCGTCGACATCAAGCTACGGAAGGCTACTCCTTATTAGGGAGATAGCGGGCCGAAAAGGCCTGAGTGGGAGATCGTATCCACATT